AGGACTTAGCTAACACATTGAGCTTTCAGATTGAGTTTATCTTTGAGCCTAGATTTAGTGGAGATTTACCAAGACCAAACACCTTTGCAGGAGTTTTGATAAACATCGGATCTAGCTACCTATCATTTGATGGGGTTGACGTGTTTACATGGACAAATACTTTTACAATCATGCAGTTCCCTATGGGATCAATGTATGCTTGGAATAAGCTAGATATTACTAACGTAGTAGTACCTGAAGATGGCAATGTCATTATCAGGCTATATCAGACCATTACAACCAACTCAGCTTCTGTAGATAAGTACACAGTAGGCTACAGAAATATGTCGCTTAAAATCGAGGAAAACGATTCCTTTGCGACTGCTGAAATATCAGAAAAATTTGTAACAGATGAATCGTACTCAAACGTATATCCCGATGTCAAGTTTAAAATCGGTGATGTTGACACAGAGAACTCGAGCAGTGCTATACGGCTCGACTTGGTTGGATATGGGTATCCAAATTCTCAGAATTGGTCTAGGGATGGTGTCGAATCAGTACCACTAATACAGATATTCCTTCAGGAGTTAGCAAACATCAAGGGTAAGCAAAACCCTAGATTGATATTGACATTGCCTAGAAACGCTGCAAATCCATTAGAGATTAAGCCATATCAGAACATCGAATACGATGGGTACTATTGGATGGTAGTTGCAATGGAGGTAGATTTAATGGCGAATAGTTGGAGATTAGAATTAGCAAGATTAGAAGAAATAGGAAGTTAATATGGCAGACGTACCAGGTAAATTTTATAGAGCGACCAAAGTAAGAACAGGTGTTTCTCCGAGTAGTCCAGGGTCTATTGAAGGCGAACCATTACCTCCTGTTAACCCTCCAGGCAGTTCGTTGAACTCCGTTGGGCTTACCATGCCTTCTGCGTTTACTGTGTCTAATTCTCCTTTGACTGCTAATGGAACTATCGGTGTTGCAGGTGCAGGTACCGTTGCTCAATACATCCGTGGAGATGGTAGCTTGGCTGACTTCCCTGAATCAAGCGGTGGAGGAGGTTCTGTAAGCTACTACTTAAATGGCTCGGTAAACCAAGGAACTATTGGAGGTGTTGCATACAAGGAGTTGAATAAAGTTCCTATCCTTGGAGCAGGAACGGATTTCAGCATTAGTGCTGACGGATACATTGCTTCTTTTATTACCGATGCAGGTGATCCAAATTTACTTGAGATTCCTGGCGGTAACTGGAACTTTGAAACCTACTTCAGTTCATCATCAAGTGGAGGTACACCAACATTCTATGTAGAGCTTTACAAGTATGATGGCACTACTTTTACTCTGATTGCTTCAAGTGTTACATCTCCTGAGTTTATTGCGTTTGGCACTACATTAACTCCTTACTTTTCTACGCTTGCAGTTCCGACTACTACTCTTGCGTTGACAGATAGATTGGCGATTCGTTACTACGTTACGCATAGCGGTAGAACAATTACTCTTCACACTGAGAATAACCACTTGTGTCAGATCATTACCACGTTTACGACAGGATTAACTGCGTTAAACGGATTGACTGCTCAAGTGCAGAACTTTGCCGTAGGAACAACAGGTACGGACTTTAACATTGCAAGTGCGATATCTACGCATACGTTTAACCTGCCTACTGCTTCGGCTACTAATCGAGGTGCTTTAAGTAGTGCTGATTGGGCTTTGTTTACTCAGGCATATAACGATAAGATTAACTCAGCTGCGGTTACAGGCACGACTACTAAGACGTTGACTTTAACGCAGCAGGATGGCGGAACGATTACTGCGTCTTGGAGTGATTTAAACACCGATGCAGTTACGTCTGTATTTGGAAGAACAGGAGCGGTAATAGCTGTAAGCGGTGACTATACGACTGCACAGGTAACTGAAAGCGGTAACCTTTACTATACGGAAGCTAGAGTAAGTGCAAACACTGATGTAGCTGCAAACACAGCTGCTAGGCACAATGCGGTTACTTTAGGTACTGCCAATGGATTGAGTTTATCTACTCAACAACTTAGTCTAGGATTAGCAAGTGCAGGAGTTACAGGTGCTTTGAGCGGAACGGATTGGAGTACTTTTAATAACAAAGCAAATTCCGATGGCTCTAATGCAAGCGGGACTTGGGGAATAGCAATTACAGGTAATGCTGCAACCGCAAGTGAAGTTGCGTGGTCAAATATATCTGGACAAAGAACATTAACAAGAAACGATGCAGGATTGCAAGGTAATGCAGGTGCTAGGAGTGGTTTTTTTGAAACTATTAGTCCTGTAAACTATTATTCTGGAGCAAGTAGCTGGCAACACTTAATAGAATCAAGGCATACAAACGATTCTAATAATTATGCAATGCAAATTGCAGGTAGTTTCTTTGACCAAGAATTTTATGTAAGAAAAACAAATAATAGTGCGACTACCGCTTGGAGTAAATTATGGCACTCTGGGAATATAACTCCTGTAACTTCAGTAACCGCGTCTAGTCCATTGGCTTCAAGCGGAGGAACTACTCCTAACATTACTATTCAGCAAGCGAGTGGGTCACAAAGTGGATTTTTAAGCAGTACGGATTGGACAACTTTTAATTCTAAGCAGAACGCTCTAAATGGGACAGGATTTGTTAAAATTAGTGGTACAACAATAAGTTATGATAATTCGATTTACCTAACAACGGCAGCTGCTGCAAGTACTTACTTGGCTTTGGCAGGTGGTACAATGAACACTGGGGCAAAAATCCTTGGAGCATCTTCTGGAGCAGGTGTTGATGGTGGTTTAATTGAAATAAGAGAAAGAGATTACGTTTTAAATGCCTATAGTGCTTGGAGTTATAGCCCTGCAATTACATTTCATTGGGGCAATAGGTCAATAGTTAGAGTTGGACTAAGGTCTGACGGATTTATGGCTGTTGATGATGTAAAGTTTGTTACTGAAAACGGAGGAACTTGGGGAATAGCAATTACAGGTAACGCAGGTACAGCAAACACTTGGACTAATGCTAGAACAATTACTATTGGAAATACAGGAAAGTCTGTTGATGGTTCTGCAAACGTAGCTTGGTCACTTTCTGAAATAGGTGCATACGCAGCTACTAATCCTAGTGCTTTTATTGCTTTGACTGCTTTAAGCGGAGTTGCACCTATTCAATACAACAATTCAACAGGAGAAATAAGCATTACTCAAGCAAGTGGTTCTACAAATGGATTCTTATCTAGCACAGATTGGACTACCTTTAATAATAAGACATCTAACGTAGGCACGGTTACTAGCGTTGCTGCGCTTACTTTAGGCACTAGTGGTACTGACTTATCAAGTACGGTTGCAAATGGCACTACAACGCCTGTAATAACATTAAACGTACCCAACGCATCTGCTACAAATAGAGGGGCATTGACTGCTGCTGATTGGACAACCTTTAACAACAAGCAGAACGCTTTAACGAACCCTGTGACAGGCACAGGAGCAGCAGGGAGGGTATCTATTTGGAATGGTACTACTACACAGACGAGTGATGCAGATTTTACTTATGACTCAACTACTAATATATTAACAGCAGGGAATTATTATGCAACTGATGGTACCAGACAGGTTTTTTTAAATCCTGGTGCTGACTTTGGAAATGGTGCAAATCCTACAGTTCAAGTTTTAAGTAACCATGCTTTACAGTTTGCCACAAATAATGGCCTTAGAGCAATGATTACTGATGGAGGCAACTTCTTAATTGGAACGTCAACACCTAATGGTAACACGCTAAGAGTAAATGGCACAGGATGGTTTGATAGTGGTATATTTGCAACCAAGGGAGATTTTGGAACAACTTATACAACTACAAATGTACTTCAAGCAATTGCACCATCTGCAACTGATGCCAGTATGTTTCAAGTTGGTATGCTTGGCGTAAGCAATGGGTTTACAATTGATAGAGTTGCAAGTAACATTCGATATACTTTCTTAGACGGAGATGTTGGGATTGGAGCTACGCCTACCAACGGAGCAAGGTTGCAGGTTAGTGGGGTAGGTACTTTTCTTGGCAGATTAGATGTAACTGGAACTACAAATTATTCAGCATTAAAAACAGCAAACACCTCTGGTAATATCTATTGGGGTGTTGACAATAGCACTGGTAGTGATTTCACTGGAGTTGCTTATGCAAGATTTATTTATAGCGAAGGTGCATATCCATTAATAACTTATGTTAATGGCTCAGAACGAATGCGCATAAACTCAGATGGCAACCTTGGCTTGGGAGTAACACCTAGTGCGTGGACTCTAGGCAAAGTTATTGAAGTTGGAACTCTTGGAAATTCTTTTTGGGGACTAGGAATTAATTCTGTTCAATTGTCATCAAATTATTATTTTGATGGCGCATATAGATATGCTAACAATGGTTTTGCTAATAGATATGATATAGGTTCTAGTGGCGGACAACACATTTGGTTCACCGCCCCATCAGGCACGGCTGGACAACCTATATTGAGTTTTACCCAAGCGATGACGTTGACCGCATCTGGCAATCTTGGTATTGGCACAAATTCGATAAATAATAAATTACAGATTGGAACGACAATAGGATATGCAAATAATGCTTTTGCAATAGGAAACGGTTCAATAGATTTTGCAATTTTTCAAGAAAGTGGATTTACACAATTATATACATCAGGCGGTTTCCTATTTGCTACGGACAATACAGAAGCAATGCGAATCTTGTCTAGCAGAAACGTTCACATTGGGCCTACTTTTGTCTCCGACAACGGAGCAAGGTTGCAGGTTAGTGGGGATGTAAGTGTCGGAGCAGCAAGTCAAATAACTTTAACTTCAGGTGATTTAAGATATAGTTCAAATGCAGGATTTGGGATAGTTTCTGCTAATGGTAATAGATTAGTTAGTATTCAAAATGGAGCATTTGGAGTTACAGGCGCAGCTACCTTTAGCAGTAGTGTTAATATAAACGGAGCAACAATAATAACTGCGGATGCTGGAAATGAGCAATTAACAATCAGACGAGCAAGTAATACTAATGAGCAACTCATATTTGGTTTTCATTCTTCTGATTACGCACAAATACAAGCTGTTGAGCAAGGTGTAGCATACAGACCTTTAGCATTACAACCTAATGGCGGCAACGTGTTGATTGGAACGACTACTGACAATGGACTTAATGCAAGACTTCAGGTAAGGGATTTGGCAACTATCACTGGCTTTGCAACTGCTGGTTTAAGCGTAAGAAATGAAAGTGGCGTATTTGCTCAATTAGGGGTTGGGGTAAGTGCTGGATTTGTTGGGACTAGTTCAAATCATCAATTAAATTTTACTGCAAACAGTGTTGTTCTTGCTACTTTGAAAACAGACGGTGAGTTTCAAACTAATGCAATTAGCACTAGTTCTCCAGTAGGAGGAACAGCTGCTATATGGAAATTAGGAAAAGCTGCCACAGTATCTCCAACATCACCAAATAGAACTATTGAAGTTGAAGTTGCTGGAACAACTTATTATTTACACGCTAAAACAACAAATAACTAAAAAAAAAAAATGAAACCAATTCAACCAATTACAATCTGGAAAAATGGCGAAAGCCAAGAGGCTAACTTACTAAATGCCTACATCATCAACGACAACCTAGAGTCGTCTTGCACATTTTACTATCAGCTTTGCTCTAGCGGTGAGCAACCCGATACAATCGGACAATCGCTTGCAGAAGGTAATGTAGTAATGAGTGGAGAAGATTATTTGGCTTGGGATGGCGACAATAATTATGCGTTTACTTATATTGCCGAGAAATTAAACCTCACAATTCTATGAAAGTAAACTTAGCCGTTGCCGTTACAGACATCGAAGGCAAACAAATCCCTAACGAAAAAGGGGAAGAAATGCTTCTTAGCAAGCTAGTTGGAAACGCTCTATTCACCGCAGAGGACAAAGAAGACCCAATTCGAGTTTATGAGTTGGCTAAGAAAATCTACTACTCCGAGGGCGAGATTGAGATGACCAAAAGCGATGCTGACCTAATTAAGGAGAAGATTAAGGCAAAAGCATTCACCGTGCTTATTTTAGCGCCGCTCTACGAGGCTTTGAGCGAAAAGTAATGGTAATGGTCAACGACCAATCAGAGGGGCTTAAAACAGCCCCTTTTTTTATTGCTTTAAAATGCCTTATTTTTGATAAACGAAAAGCAAATGAATCTCTTACAGAAAGACGAAATAGGCATCCCATCCACGTTGGTAGCAATTATGGCAAATGTTTTTCAAGCGATAGGCGTGGATTTTATCAACGTAGTATTTACAATGTGTATTTCTGTGCTTTCAATCGTGTACTTGGTTTACAAGATTAAAAACGAGAAAGCAATCTTTGATAAAAGAAAAGATGAAGAAGGGAAGTAGCTCACAAGTAAAGCCAACTTCTTTTGGCAAGCGTAGAGAAAGAAAGGCAAAGAAGTCCTACTCTAAGGCATTAAACAAACCTAAGAAATACAGAGGCCAAGGCAGATGAAAAGTTTTTTGAGTTGGATAAAAGGATTTCTAAGCGAGAACGGAGAAGCATCTAGTAAGCGTCTTGTAGGTGTGATAACTGCAATAACCTTATCCTATACTCTTTTAAATAATCAACACGAAGCATTGATTTATTCTGTTGCTGCTTTATCAGCGGCAGCTCTTGGGATCACGGCAGCCGAAAAGATATTTAAGAAATGAAAATCAGCACACACCTAAACCTGGCAGAGGTTACTCGTAGTGACGCAGCAAAAAGACACGGCATCGACAACACTCCAACTGCCGAGCATTTGGAGAACTTTAGGCTACTAGCCGAGAAGGTATTTGAGCCTATTAGGCTTCATTTTAAAACCCCAATCTTTATCAGTTCAGGGTACCGATCTAAGGCTTTAAATGCCTTTATCAAGGGGAGTCCTACATCACAGCATTGCAAAGGAGAGGCCATTGATATTGACATGGATGGCAGCAACTCAGGGGTAACTAATAAGATGGTTTTTGATTTTATTAAAGACCGCTTGGATTTTGACCAATTGATTTGGGAGTTCGGAACAGATACTAACCCTGATTGGGTTCACGTTAGCTATTCTAAAGATAAAAACAGAAAGCAGAAGCTAAAGGCCGTTCGGTCTGTAGGCAAAACCACCTATATTCCTATTTAATGGAAATCATCAAAATTGCACGAAATGTGCATACTCTTTCACTAATCAAAGAGGAGAATCGAATAGCTCTTTTATCTGATATACATTGGGACAACCCAAAATGCGATAGAAAGATGCTTAAAGCTCACTTGGAATACTGCAAAGAAAACAAAATTCCAATCTTTGTTAACGGAGATTTCTTTTGCCTAATGCAGGGCAAGTACGACCCAAGAAGGAATAAAAAGGACATTCTACCTGAACATAACAAGGCAAACTACATTGATGCAGTAATTGAAGATGCAGTTGAGTATTGGAGTCCTTACGCTCATTTGCTAACTGTTATTGGATACGGCAACCACGAGACGGCTATTATCAAGAACCTAGAGACAGACCCATTGCAGCGATTTGTTGATTTGTTGAACTACACGAATAAAACAAATGTGCAGACAGGAGGTTACGGAGGTTGGTTAGTCATTAGGTACTCTTATTACGAAAGTACTATTCTAAGCAAGAACCTAAAGTACTTCCACGGATCAGGAGGTGGAGGTATTGTTACCAAGGGAGCTATAAACCTGACTAGAGCATTAGAGATGTATGAGAATATGGATGTGTTTATCATGGGTCACATTCACGAAAACGCAAGCCGTAACGATGTTCGAGAAACAATGGAGTACAATACAGGCAAGCGAAGTTATGAATATCTGCACAAGCCGATTCACCTTGCTATAACTGGTTCGTATAAGGAGGAATATCAAGACGGAGCATTTGGTTGGCACGTTGAACGTGGAGCCCCTGTAAAGCCTGTTGGTGGAAGGATTCTTATGCTAAATGGTACAAGAGACAGGACAGATGGTAAGCAGAATTATGAATTATTAATCGACAGCTGTAAGTTTCCGCTATGAAAGCTACACTAACATTTACACTGCCTGATGAGGATAGTCAGTATAGCGATGCTGTCAATGGTTATAAGATGCGTACTATTCTATGGGATGTTGACCAATGGCTTAGAGCTAAAATGAAGTATGAAGAGCTAAGCGATGGTCAATACGATGCGTTTAAGGAAACAAGAGACCACCTTCGTAGGTTATTAATTGAAGAGAATATAGATATAGAGAAATAATGCCACTACCTAAGCCAAAACCGAAGGAGACTCAATCTGAGTTTATTTCAAGATGTATTTCAGATTCTATTATGACTGCTGAGTTCCCTGACAGAGATCAGAGAGCTGCCGTATGCTATTATCAGTTTACCAATGGAGGACAAGGAAAGAATTAAGATAGCTACTCTATCATTTATGATAGGCGTTGTTTTGACATTTGTGATATTCCCTAGACCTGAGTCTGAGGTAGTTTACAGATATTCTACAAGAGTAGAAACTGACACAATTTACTCTCGAAAAATCGACACGGTTTACATCCCTAAAAACAAGATAAAAACAGAGATTTTAAGGGACACAGTACTAATTGATTTTAAGCCGCAAATTAGCCTGTTTGAGAGTACTTTTCCTTTCGAGTATGGAAGTACTAAGGTAAGCGGAGAAGTCCTCGGAGAAGTGCTTAAAATGACCGCTACGAGCGACTACAATATCCCTGTGGTAACTAATACGATAACCAACACAGAAACTCGAACAATTATCCAAAAGCCAAAGGGAATATACCTCGGTGGAGTGGTTAGTTCCAAAATGGAACTTGGTGCTAAAGTTGCCTATTTGGACAACAAGTACTTGTTTGAATATCAGTACCAACCTTTCCAGAAAGTACATCAGATAGGTGTTAGTAAAAAGTTATTTTAATCTGTAGGTTTAAATTTAATATAAAAATTTACACTCACAGGATAAAACTAGGCGTTAAAATAAACCATATTACTCGGAAAATTTCCGATAATGTGTAGTACTTTTTACAAAAACGTCACATAAAGTGCAATATATGTGACATTAATATACAAAAAGTAGGTTAATGATGGGATATTAATCCAAATCGTGCAGTTAATTACACTTTTGGCAGTATATAGCAAATAATGCCGAAATATAGTTTAAAAAATATCTGTTCACGTTTCATAAACAATAAGTTTTTCGTAACATTTTCTATGTAAATTTGTTACAAGATTAAATCGTCTCTCAACTCCTGCTGCATCAATTTTATTAACTCCTGTTTTTCCTTAATGTCTTGCCAGTTGTGGGAGCCGTCTAGCTCATCGTATTTACTCTCTTGGTTTGCTTGAATCTTTAGCAGAACTAGGTAGCCGATTAAGTCATTCAACACATCTTCATCATCCTTGTCTAGTGATCCGTTCTTAATTCTCTTTAGCTTGTCATCTATTCGAACCATTATTCCTTCTTTTGGGGACAAATTGCTAAATACTCCTAGAGGTTCTAGTGCTGAGTTCCCATACTTTTCATTCTTTGCTATCAGCATCACCTTAATATCTCCAAGAATTTGATATACGTGTTCGTTAAATGTCATAAGTGTATCTCGATAAATTTAGTCCACCAATAAGCTAGGGCCATAATCAATGTTATGAACCCTAGCCGTATGGAAACCTGTTTAATTTTATTTAAAGAATCTTTTAATAACACTTTCTTTCTGTTCCTTGTGGAGGTAGAGCTTCTGCCTGAGAATCTCAATAAGCTCGATAGCTATGTGATTGTCAATCTCAGCTATGTTATCCATGTAGTCAATAACGAGTTTTCCTGTTTCCGTATCGACAAAGAAATCTAAATCTTCGTACTTGTATTTAATCATTTGTAGTTGTGTGTTAGGTGTCTCTGTATTAGTTCTAGTTTTATTATATACCGAGGGTTCTGTAGCAGTTCTGCAAGTCTAGGCTCTACAGCACCACAGAAGTAATTGTAGAAGATGTCTCCTGCTTCAGGGTGATCTTCCATCTCCATATCTGCCTTAATGCCGTTGCGTTCACAGAACACACAGGATCTAACAGCCCTCTTGATTTGGTCCTTTGAGTATTTCATCAATAACTGAGTTTAAGTAGGTAACGTAGATTGCTAGAATTAGTGCAAACATTCCGAATCCTACGCTTATAAGCCATAAAGCTACGCAGAATCCTATTGATACGTTTAAGAATTTTAGAATTTTCCAAAGTATTGGTTTCATTTAGGTATGAATTTAATGGGTTCATCAGTTACATTTCCATTGAAATCTAGCAGTTTACCATCTTTTTCAAACCATACTTCAACGTGCTTGCTTCTATAATTTTGCACTAGGAGCTTAATCTTGTCCTGCACATCCTCTAGTGAGAGCCACTCCCCGTGACCAATATCCTGCCACGGGGTGTACTCATTGAATTTATTGATAAACCTACGTTTAAGCGTGTAATCAGAACGGGAGGCTACTTTCCGTTTGGGCATACTCTTTTTTACTTACATGACCTGCTTCTTTCTTCTCAGCAACTACCGATGGTTTGTTGTCTGACCAGAACACCTTGCCTGATCCTGTGTAGAACTTAGGCTTCTTGGCTTCTCTGTCCTCTTTGGACTGCGATACATAAGAGTTTACATTCTGACCCCATTCGTTTGCGGTGTCGTTCTGACTAATGGTGATTGATACACCTTTCAGACCTTTTGCCTTTACTGTGTTTAGTAAAGTTTCTAGTGTTTCCTGCTTGAGAAAAATCTCAGATAAATTTGCCATAATTGTTGTTTTTTGGTTTGTGAAGTAATAATAATTGTTTCATTTTAAACTTTCTAGAAAATCATCATATTTTTTTATGAAGTCATCGAAATTTTTAACTATCCAGTACTGACCTCCTGACTTTTCTATGTTTGCCTGATATACTTTTTGGTCTTGACTCTGCCTGTCCTTGCCTATTTTCACCTCTATTTTGACCGACCTACCTTGGATGGTTGCCGATATGTCTGACGAGCCTTTAGTAGCTGTGGACTTGCCCCAGGTCATTGATCCGATAGTCTTGGTTCTTCCTAGCACATCTGTTACCTGCTTTCGGTTGTCGATTGGCCTACCCATCGTGTTTATTCGCTCTGCTTGATGACCGGAGAGCTGTAGGTAGTCGATGATGCACTTGGTTAGTCCGTTGGCTGTCTTGTCCTCGTACTTAGGTAATGCGATTGCATATCTAGGTACGTTAGGATGCTCTTTGATACTATCATTGAGCTTGAGTTCCCTGAGTATGTCTAGTGGTTTCATATTGCTCGATTGCTTTAAAGATTTGATGTACTACTTGTGGAACTATTGCGTTTCCTCCTGCTTTGATTGATTCGTTTCTCCACTTAGAAAAGGTAATAGAGTCCAATCTGTTGGAAATCCCATCATCTCTAGTACAAATTGGGGAGACAGTTGGGAATTTTTCCCATCTACTGAATTCATTGTTGCCCAACTGCCCAAATCGTTTCTCTCTCCTCTTCCTCTTTTTATCAACGCTTCTCTGCTCCCACTCCCATTCTTGTCCGATGCAGTTGGAGTTGGTAGCATTCCATGAAAAACTTGTTCTGTCAAACTCCCGGGACTCCATTTTCTCCCTACTGATTTTCTGTATTCTGTCCTCTTTTGAAATCTTGTTTCGTTCGGAACTATATCCACAGTTGATGGAGTAAGCAACAAACCAAACTCTGTCTCTCCTATGGGGAGCGTTGACGCTTGCAGCTGGAAGTACATACGGTTGTACTTCGTACCCTTCAGCTTCCAAGTCAGCTTGCACCTCGTGGAATACCAACCCGTCATTCCAATTAACAAGCCCGAAAACATTTTCGCCCACAACCCATGTTGGTTGAATTTCTCGTATTGCTCTAAGCATTTCAGGCCAAAGATGGCGTTCATCTTCTTTTCCTTTTCGCTTTCCTGCCATTGAGTATGGTTGGCATGGGAATCCACCGGTGAGGATGTCAATTCTTCCTCTGTGAACAGAGAAGTCTGTTTTTGTAATGTCATGATATGATATTGCTTTAGGCCAATAATACTTTAATACTTTCTTTCCGAACTCATTCCATTCGCAATGAAATACGTTCTCCCATCCCATCCATTCTGAGGCTAAGTCGAAACCTCCTATTCCGCTAAATAGTGATCCGTGACGCATCAGAAAGGAAGGTCAAAGTGATGCAAATGCTTCCAAGGTTCTTTGTAGTCGCTACCGAACTTGCAAAGGTATTCAAATGCCAATATCCTGTTGGCTTCCTTCATCTTGACCCAATATACTTCTGTAGTAAATTGGTCGTAGATACCTGGGTACAATTCCATAAACTTAGCCCAAAATACTTCGAATGGGATTTCCGTAATCTCGTCTAGTGCTTCAATCATTGCTTAAATCTTTAAAGAATATAGGATACTGAGACAGGTAAGGTAATACTGCTTCTAGCTTAGCAAACTTTATGTATGCACCATTGACATCTAAAGCCTTTATCTGATGTATCAGAATCTTTGGCTCTCCTTTTACATGGTCAAATGAGTATCTCACAATCTCAAATGAACCTAATTGTTTTCCGTTAATTATCATTTCTTCAAGTGTTTATATATCGTTGTTCTACTAACATTTAGCATCTCGGCAAGTTCTGACCTATTAAAGTCAGGGATGGCTTCCTGAATCTGCTGTATCTTTCTTTCTATCGACTCATTCTTTAATGAGCGAACCAACTCATTTAGCTCAGAGCTTTCCAATGAGTTCACCTTAATCTTCTTAGACATCGCAATAAAGTAGTTACTTAACTTCTCTGCCTTTAAAAGACTATCCTTGCTTACCCAATCAAAACCGCTAGAAGTATTGTAAGCAGTAATGGAGTTAATAATCAGAGCGAATCTAGGAATGTAAGCCTTCTGCTTACTCAACATAGACTTTACATACTCAGAAATATCATCTGAGTTCTGCATGTCTGTAATGTTGTTGAATATCCTTTCCCATTCATGCTCTGCCTCAGAATCAAACCTAATAACTCTAGGCTCAATCTCTCCAAACTTATTAAACTGCAACACATCTTTCCTAATCAGGTTATAGAACTGCGACATATAAGCCTCGTACCAATCCAATACTTCCTGATCTATTGCATTTCTGTTGTAATGCTCAATGTCCTTGTCAGGGTAGCAGACAAGTAATCTATCTAGGAATCCATTGTCCTTGTTCTCCAAGGTAGAAATCTGTGAGAAGATTCCAGGCTGTATGCCTCCAAGAACAGGAATCAATGGCGACTGAATAAAGCTACTCTTTGCAGTCTTTCTAGTCATAATAGCCTCCTGATTAGACCAACATGACAGCCAAAACTCTAGGTCAGAGCCAGGTTTGTACTTGTTCATGTCCTTAATCCAACCATTAAGCTCATCCTTAAATACTGCAATACCTACTGCGTTCTCCTCGTGTAGATCCGCCAATGCCTCCACAGTTACATCGTTAACAATAATCTGCTTTCTAACAGGTTCTTTAACCTCCTCCACATCTTTCTTATCCTTGGTAGATAGCTTCTCATATTCCTTGTACTTCTTGTATTCGTTCTGATAGTGCTTAATCTCAAAACTATTCTTCTTAGCCAATGGGAATATGACTGCATTTATACTAGGAGTCTTACCTAGACCTGCCTTACCGATTAATCCTAGCCAAATGTTTACCGACTCTCTCCATCCTGTTTTGACCTGCACCTTGCAGCTGTTACCAATAGATATAGAAATGTACCAAAGTAAAGAGCAACCCATGTAGTCAATAGAATGATTTAAGGTTTTCTGATTTAACAGAATATAATTTTGTAATGACTCAGGAAACACTTCTAGCGGAAATATCAGCTCTTCCTTGGGAATCTCGATTCGCTCAATCTCTACCTTCTTAATCTTGCGTTCACCATATCCTTCCTTATACAATTCTCTAGCAGCATCAGAGTAATTTCCACTAAAGAACTTCCAAGCATAGATAGCAAATGGACTAAGCGGTGTCTCATGTGGGTAAATAGTTGCAGTAGTAAACAGGTAGCATAGACCTGTGTCCTTGTAGATAAATCCATGCAGAGCATCCTTGCTTTCTATCTTGCGTAGAACTATACGATCAGATAGGTGCTTAATGGCACTAAATTCGCCTTGTAAGAGGTCCAATGCCTTGTTCCTATGGTTATAGTCATCCCAAGGTGTTAGACCGCTGTAATCGGCCTCTTTTGGCCTCGTTTCATCTACCCTCTCCTCATAATGAAAATACTTACATAGATTCATCAACAGATCACGCTCTTCAGGGGTAATCTCCTGGACTTGCTCATAAGACAATTCGCTCACCTGATTATCGTAGATGTAAATGTATCCACCTGTAAATGCGATAAACTCATTCCAAAATTTCTTACCCTCTTGTACACTAGGGAATACTTTTAGGTCTATGTCTATACATTCAGTACCATAAAATCCTGTTATAATACCATAACCTTTGGTTTTAGACTCTAGCCGTTCTAACTCGGCTTTTTCTATCTTTTTGGTCTGGTATTCCTTCCATAAAATCAGTGGTTTCTTCCCTTCTGATATGGGCATTACGCTGAAGCCAGCGTTCAATAAGTTGATTGCTCTTCCTAAAGTGACGTTCATGTGTTTTTACAAGTGTTTGTAGAAAATGGGCTATTTTTGGCAAAAAGTGTACACTAAGTTTACACTAAGTGTACAGTGTAGTGTAAACCCCTAAAACCGCTTACACGCTTTAATTTGACCGATTTTTAGCACTTTTTTGGCTTAGGTTTACAAGTTTACACTTTTTTTGTTAAAGTGTTTTTTTTTACCACCTAGAAATTTATTTTTTTTCATTTTTCCCAAAAAGTGTTCAAAGTGTTCACTTATTGCGATTGGAGCCAATGGAGGCCGATTTTAGTTTACACTTAGTGTACACTTAGTGTACACTTGTGTACACCCCTGTACGGATCTTGCGAACCCAGTACTGAACCTGTCCGTATGGTACATCTAGCTTGTAAGAAATGTTAGCTATTTTGTATCCTTCCTCCCATAATCGTTGCACTTCTCTAAGATTTTTTATTGTTATTCCTTGCCGCCTACGATAGGTAGTCAGCTTTAGGATGTCACAGATTTGATGATGTGCTAGTCCAGTACGTTCTGAAATCTGCTTGTAAGGGTAATCGTTCTTGTACATTTCAATTACCTCGTCAGCTAATTTAAGATGTGCTGAGTTGTTCTTAGATCGCTCATTGGTCTTTAGGTATTCCTTGTAGAGAAAGTTGTTTACCACGCCCCTAGAAATGCCTATAATCGTTGCGATGTTCTTGTTAAGTACCTTTAGCTTGTAAAGTCTTACTATTTCGTCTTTCTGTTCCTGTGTTAGTGATGTCATGTTAGTAGTTGTAGTTGCAGTAGTCAAGTATATTTGTTAAAATGCGTTCTAGTTCATTACCATTAATAGGTACTGAATCATATTCTACCTTATAGCTTACTATTTGGTCGAATCTCCTATTGTTTTTTACTACCAGGGCCTCGATATACCAATAGCTATCGTAGAAAGCAAACTGATAGATTTCATCTTTGATATGGGTTACTGAGAGGTCTAGGCTACCTATATTCTCTTCTTCTAGTTCAATAAAGTTCATAGTTCTTCGTAGGTTTCTTTGTAGTATTGTTCACCATTTTCTTTTGTTGGGGAATCATTTGTAAATCCATAGTCATAGCCATCGCACAGACCAGTATCAAAAGCATTTTCAATCTGCTCTTTCTCCATTTTCTTGGCTTCTTTCAAAATACTTTGCCAAGCAAACTTATCCCTTGGTGTCTCCCATAGTTGGGTAAACAACCAATCTACTGCTGTCTGGTTCATAGCAGGGTATATACCTGACTGCTCATCTGCTTTCATAATTTCTACAATTAATTCTCGTTGCTTTTCCTTATCTGTCATAGCTTATCGATTTCTTGTTTAACTTCTTGCCAATAAGGATTTAATGATTCCCTATCATAATCATAAATCGTATCAATCAAATCTAATATCTCATCTACCGCAATCAATGCACACTCAACACATCTAGCGTACTCTTCGTCTGTAGTAAAGTATCCGTATAAATACTTTTCGTATTTAAATACAATTTCTTCTGCCTTTTCTGTTGGTGTCATAGTTCTTCTTCTCTAGTGTTTACAAATTTCTTATTGTTCAAATCTTCTTCCTCCTTCATGGATATAAACTTCTCGCAGTAGTCATATTCGTATGGAGTCTCAATAAAGTAGTACTGGTAGTAATTAGGCATTGCCGTATATCTATAGCACTTGCTTCTTATCGGGCAATCTATGCCATCGCACATCGTTATATCGCTCATGCTAGTAGTTCTTTAACATATTCCCTACACTCCAATACCTTAGCCTTAGCCGTCTCAATTACTATGGGGTCATAGTCTATCTCAAACTCTTTTACTCTATAGCTGTTGTCTACATGAGCGTAGCTTACAGGCTCTTCATGAGTCAGGTAGTCAGGAGTATCCTGAAGAGTATATACCAACTTGGCCTTTCTAAGTCCTGTCAGGTGCATATAAACCTGGAGCTGATAGTAGTACCACATGTCAGGCTCTTGGTCGAACAGAGGGAATGTAAAGCAGTCCCATGAGGTCTTGAAGTCATAGACTATACCCTCGTGCATACAGTCAGGAGTCCCTGTGAAGAAATCATCCTCAAAGTGGTCTAGGTTCTTAATCATAAAGTCCTTATCCATAGCAACAGAATAGAACTCTATAGCCTGATCCTCCAAGGCCAATCCCTTCTGCAAGTACTTAGAATTTATCTGCTTCTTAACTCCGTAAATCTGCTCTTTTACCCATTCCTCTAGGTAGCTCTTTGTAGTCTGAGATAGTGTTTCAGACTTAGACCTTGGGCTAGTCATTAACTTACCCAAGGCACTTGCTCTGCATTTAAAATTCATCCTAGTAGAAGTTTCTCGTTTTCAGCTGTAAGAATGTAAACAGCCTTAATCTGCTCAATAGTTACTTTTCCACTAGCTAGTGAATCCTTGGCACCTTGCCACTTAGGATGCTTTGGACTAAGCTCTTCCTTTTTTGCACCATGGTCATTTGTACTATCAGGGTCTTTGGTATCATCGATTAACAGGAGACCCGAGAGTGCATACTTTCGAGAATATGAGCTGCTGCTCCCGAACGACTGGGCTATATCCATACCCTTGCGGTTGATGTCGATGCCAGCCTGTGCTGTAACCGCTCTGCCTTCTGTTCTACCTTCTTTATCAACCTGAATAGCAGCAGTAGATTCAACGAATACAATACCTACTACTTCTTTAATCTCATCCTCAATAGTCAAAGTACATTCGTACTTCAACAGAAGGGGCTTTAAAGCCTCTAGGATGTCCTCGCAAGATCGGTACTTGTATTTACCGAATGCGTTAAACTGATTCTTTGGAGCTTTCAGCTCCGCCTGGATTGAAATGAGTTCTTTCATGTGTTTTTGTGTTTGTTTTAATTAAGTAAAGTTCTCCGATTAATTGGTCTAATGTTTTTACTAGGTCGTCCATGTGATTAAGTAAATTAAATTAATGAGTATTAGAAGTGTCGATGCTATGAGAAAGTCAACTATGAAGTATTTTTCACTATGCTTTTTCACTATACCTATGCCTATAGCTATCAGGACTGATAGAATCATGAAGCAGGAAACATAGACCCAGGTCATGGCTTGTGATGTCTTAGAGTAGCAGACTTGGCGTACCTGAGTCCGTACTTATCCCATAGAAGCTCGAAGGTAGTAACTATTGCTATACGCTTCTCTCGTGGTATTTCCCCGTAGTGCTTGGCGATAAACTCATCTACCATCTCGAATCCAATTTACATCTACAAATACTATCCATTGATTCCCTATCTTCTTAGGTGCTTGCACCCATTCACTAGGAAATTTACCAGACCTGATAATCTGATGAACTCGGGTTGATTTTTCACTATAGCCCTTTAGTACACCGTACTCTTGGGCTGACATCATTTCGTAAAGCATTTTTTGACTTCTTGTTCTAATTGTTCTACAATAAAGGGATCTAGCACCGCACAGATAATACGGTAGTGGTCTGAGAATTTCTCCGTCAGGTCATCGTAGATATCCAAGGTCAGGGACTTTCCCCCACCGAAATAGAGTTCTAAGGCAATGCCCTGGTTCTCGAAGGATTCAAGTTCTAGGGTGAGGCCAGAAAAATCTAAGCAGTAATAATGGTCTTTTAACATATTGTTTGTGTTTAGTGTATGCGAATTTACAAAACTCTATATTCAATGCAAGTAAATAATTAATTTTATTTTCCACTAAGGGCTTATTTAGAATGATTCTGTTTTACACTATGGGTTTTGTTTTCCACTATGGGTCGAGTGTAACCAGTTAGAACTGGTTCCAGAACTGGTTCTGTTTTCCACTACCCCATGTTTTCCACTAGGCCATGTTTTCCACTACCCCATGTTTTACACTATGGGGTACGGTCACGCGGTCGCGGTCGGCCGCCATTGGTCGCGGTCGGGCGCGTCACGGCATGGCATGGCAAGGCTAAACCTAGTAAGTCAACACGGGCTATTTTTAAGCCCGTAGCGTGGCGATATTTTTATTTTGGTATCATTACATAGGCAAAGAATTTGAAGGTCTTAAAACGGCTTAAAATAGGCTTAAAAAAAGGGGGGATATTAATCCCCTTATTTAACTTGGTCAAATACGGAAGGCCGACCGATTGAAAATAGAATAAAATGATCTTCAAAGGCTTTTATTTTTCCAGATTCAAAATTATCCCTAACAAGTTGGCGGGCTATTGATTCATAGTTAGGATGATATAAATCTGGTAATTTTCTAAGTAAAATAATTAGGCGGGCCAAAAGTTTATTTGTATTAATATCTTGGTCTAAATTGATTTTTTCGGTTTGCATGTTTTGATTGGTTTTTATTTAGTAAAAAAAAGGGACCTAAATAGGTCCCTGCAATTAGTGAATTATTAGTCCTACTTTCTTATTTGCTGAAATCCATTTTGTGGCGTTTAAATCGTAAACGCTGGAATCAAAATATCCGTTACTCTCTAATTCCTCCAATGAATCGAAAATTTTAGCGTGCCTTTCAGTATCTAGGTTTATTAATTCGTCATTTTTTGAACCTAGGGAAAAAATAAGGTCAAAATTTTCTGGAATATCAAAATTACCACGGATAAAAGAGTGACTCTTTGTATATGCATAGAAACGGACGGACGGATTCAAACGCGCAATTTGTAACCATTTTGCAAAGTAACTAGGGGAATAGAAATCCCCTGAATCATGTATCATAAAATTTTCTTGCTTGCTTAATTCGTAGCGGTAGCTCATTCCTTTTTCTACGCTGGTAAAACGGTAATTTCCCTTTTTTGCATAACATAGCTTTAAACATTCTTTTGCAAAAGCGCAAATAAGTTTTCCCGTTTTTTTGTCATTTCCCGCTGGAATTGAGAAATTGAAAATTTTTACATTAAAGTATTCTTCTGTTTTTTGGAGCTTGCTATTTGCTTTTCCTAATAGTTTGATCATGATTTTTTAGTTTAATTAGATTAAATTGATTCCTTTTCCCATTGCTGGCAAAGGTTTAAAATTTCAGTTAGTGTATTTTCGCTTAAATCCTCATATTTTAGTTTATAATTGCTATTAAATCCATTGGAATCGTAGATAGAAATTCCGCAAAAATCTAGGGCAAAGTATTCAGCAAGTCCAATGTATTGCCCTAACTGACTTACAAAAATTGATTCTTGTTTTTTATCTAGTTCATAAATTGAAAACGAACCATAGTTTTCTAGAATAGAATTGATTTCTTTAATTAGATTTTCCATGTTTTTAGTTAAAATTTAATCCTTATTATTTTTTATCAATTGATTTGTTTTTTCAAAATATAATTCAGCCGTTGAATTTCCGCCATTTTGACTAGGTGTTAATTCCGTGTAAGTATCCCAAAATTCCTCTCTGTCACATAGATAATCCCCATAGCCATTATCAAACTCTTCAAGCATTTTTTCCTTTGCTTCCTCCAAAGATTCAGCCTCTAGCGAGTGAAATTCCCGTACCCATATACTTACTTTTCTGTCAATGTAAAAATCAAAATTTTCCATGTTGTGTTTTGTGTTTTTAGTTAGCTAATAATTTAAGTCCTAATAAATATCCCAAAAATAGGATTGGTAAAAATCCAATGATTACATACAAAATTTTACCAATTACTTTAAGTCCTTTTTTCATTTTTTCAGTAGTTAAATTCAATTTTATCCAATTTTAAATTCAATTCGCTTTCCAGGCTTATAATATCCCTCGAGCTCCAATTGAAAGGAGCTAAATTTTTAGCCTTCATTTTAGCTCCACGTGCGCTTTTTGCCTGAATAATTGTTGTGAAAATTGTTTCATACATACCATGACGGTCTAGTTTTTTGTAGGTTAAACGGTAATTTTTCATAGTTTGAAATTGGTTTTGAGTTAAACATGTAGCAAAGTTACAAAGGTTTTTAATAGTTGCAAATAATTGTTTATAATTAATTAATTTATAATTAGTCTAAATTAGTTAGTTTTGATTAATCGGATTTTTCATAGATTATTACGGATGTAAGGAAATTGTTTATTTATGCCAAAAGGAGGAAAACGCGAAGGTTCTGGAAGGAAACCAAAAGTTAACGAAGTAAAGTTGGTTGAAAGTATGGATGCAATTAGCGTTCCAGATGAAATTTGGAAAGCCCTATTTTACAAATGTCAACAAGGTGATACGGGAGCGTTGAAACTTTGGCTTAGTTACCGATATGGGCTACCCAAACAACAAATAGACGTGACTACAAATGGTGAATCGATTGCTCCGCCTATTAGTTGGTTGAATAAAGAGATTGAGTTCAAAGAAGCGGAACAAATCGAGTTCGAACAAATAGAAACTATCAAGGTAGCAATACAACACGCTGAAAATGAGGAAGATACGGAAGAATAGGGGGAGGGTATACTTGTGAGTGTAGGGGAACTGGTTGGAAAACCCAAATGGTGAAAATTCAGATATTCAAAAAAGGGGGTACCCCCTATCTTGAGTGTATAGGAATGAAACGGAAAATCAAAATGGTGAAAATTCAGATATTCAATGATTCAGCTCTTACCTGACTACAAGCCTTTATTCTATGAGAATCCTGAGACTAGGTACTACTTGATTACAGGTGGTCGTGGTTCGGGTAAGTCATGGACATTGGCCTTGTTTCTCTTAAACTTGACTTATGAGAAGGGTCATGTGATATTGTTTACTAGATGGACATTGGTGTCTGCGTTTATTTCGATTATCCCTGAATTTATTGATAAGATTGAGATAATGGGTAAGGAGGGTGATTTTGAGATTACTCAGACCGAGATTATTAATAAGCGGACAGGGTCGAAGATATTGTTCAGGGGTATTAAGACGAACCATGGTACTGCGACTGCAAACTTGAAGTCGATTGCTAATGTGACGACATGGGTATTGGATGAAGCTGAAGAATTGGGAGATGAGGATGTGTTTGACAAGATTGATTTGTCGATCAGGGCAAAGGATAGGCCGAACAGGGTGATCTTGGTGATGAACCCTAGTTTCAAGAGTCATTGGATATATAAGCAGTTTGTCAGGGACAAGAGGGATGATACGACTTACATCCACACGACATACTTGGATAATAAGCAGAACTTGAGTGAGTCGTTTGTGAAGGCTGCCGAGAAGTCGAAGGTGGAGAACCCACATAGATACGCTCACTTGTTCTTGGGGGTGTGGTTGGATGATAAGGATGGATTGCTGTGGAACAGGGAGATTATTAAGAAGGCGAGGTTGGCAGAGGCACCGAACATGAATAGGATTGTGGTGGCGTTAGACCCTGCGATTACTGCGAACATGGATAGTGATGAGAC